GGCCGAAAATTCCTAACTCGCCTAAGACTCCTACACGTACTATCCGTGTATCCGATGACCTATGGCTTGCTGTTCAAAAGAAGGCTTCTAAGGAAAAGGTCACGGTAACAAGCGTGATTATCGAAGCGCTTGAGGCGTATATTGCCCTTGACAAGAGGTTGGACTAGTACTAAATTACTCCTTCTAACCAAGGAGTAGATGTGAACTTAGAAGAAATTAAAAAGAATGCTCACCAGTACTTTGTACTTAAATCCGAGAGCACCTTACTCACTGCCAGACAAAACGAATTAAAGAAGCGTCTACTTGATTCTTTAGATGATGCTGAGGCTGACGATAAAGGTCATAAAGTCCTGTCTTTTGAGGACTCGGACCTAGGTACGGTTAAGCTGACCAAACAACGTCGTGTTACTAAGAACCTTGATATGGATATCGCAGAAGACCTCCTAACTAAAAAGGGTATTAAAGATACCTGTGTTAAGATGGTTCCTATGCTAGACGAAGCCGCAATCATGGCCGCTTTCTATGAAGGTTACCTAACAGAAGAAGACATTGATAGCATGTTCCCTGCAAAGGAGTCCTTTGCTTTTTTGATTGACGCGGCTAAATGACCGAAGATTTCATTGACTCTACCTTTGCTGACCTGGATACTTACTATCCAGGCAGTAAACGCAAGCAGAAAAAGATAGAACCTAAAAAGCCTGAGGTAACCCCTGATGTTGCTTGGGATTCTAAGCCGTTCGTAAAGGTACTTCCCAATGGTAAAAGCATTGAGATGTTTACTATCGGCGCGCTTGCGCAGGCTCTAGGCCGCCCTGTAATAACAATCCGCGCATGGATTAAAGAGGGTTACCTTCCAGCCTCCCCCTACCGCCTCCCAGCCAAAAAGAACATCCATGGTGAAGACCACCAAGGGCGCAGGCTTTACTCTCGCGCTATGGTGGAAAAGGTGGTAGAGTTATTCCGTGCCGCTGGCATTCTAGAAGTAAAGCGAATAGAATGGCCGACACACCGACAAGTCACTCGTGATATTGTCGAGGCATGGGGTAACATCCGTGCAGAAGAAACTAATTAAAACAACATACAATCAAAGGAAAATAAAATACAATGGCAATCAACCGAACTGAAGCAGAAGCAACAGCGTACGTCCCAGAAAACGATGAATTCAACACTTCATCACTTGACGCTCGTCCCGCACAAGCCACTAGCACTCTCGTGCAATCAGGCTGGGAAGCAGCAGAAAAACTAACCGCTCCATCAAAAGAGTATCCAACTGAGTTTAAGTTTGATGCTAATGGTGGATATCAAATCATTAAGTTTCTAGACCAAGATGGTCCTTTCGCCGTGTACAAGTTGCACTTCTTGTCTCAAAAGACAGAGGGACAACGCTCTTATGTTTCACACGGACCTAACGACCCTCTTTGCACAAAGCTTGGTAGCAAGCCTGAAGAGAAGCGCGCCTTCTCTATTGTGAACCTCAGTCATCCTGAGGGTCCAAAGCGTCAGATGCTTATTGCTAGCCCACGTCTATTCAAGACCCTACACGCGGCTCACTTCTCCCCACAAGGTCCTCTAACCAAGAACTACTGGGCTGTAAGTCGTACAGGTAAGATGCAAACAACCACGTATCACATCAATCCAGTTAAGCCCCGTGACCTCATGGAAGACTGGGCTATTGATGAAACAGCCGCGGAAGCCGCTGTGGCAACCTTCGCGCCGTACACTCGTGCGGACATTAAGGAAAATACATGGGAAGAGCTTGAGGCTGTAGCCGCTTCTCTTTCACCTGCATTCTAACCAACAAAAACTAGAACGCTGGCGGGTCAAGTCTTTTATTAGACTTGGCCTTCCAGTCTTATTGGGGGAACCATTTGAATATTATTACGACTAAAGAAGATTTACAGGAATTAGTCTCGTACTACATGGCGCAAGACGCCTTTGCTTTTGACGTGGAAACTGTGGGTGTTCATCGCGGTGTTCCCGTAGAGAATGAAGTTTTATGGATTAGCCTAGCCACTCATGGTCGCGGAGATGTTATCCCCATGGGTCACCCTAACGGAGAATTTATTGAGTTCATCCGACCACTTACAGGTCAAGGTCAGAAGCGAGTAGAAGCAGGACTTCCTGCTCGCCCACTAGATTATTCACGAGATGACAAGAAGGCTGTAAAAACTTTCAGCCCTCCACCAGCGCAGTTGTTCCCTGCCGAAGTCTTTGAGGCGCTAAAGCCTTTAATGTTTAATGAGAACATACTTACCATTGGCCACAACCTAGCCTTTGACCTTTGCTCTGTCGCTAAATACTACGGGGGCACCATCCCAGCAGGACCTTACTTTGACACTCTCATGGGTTCCTTTGTCTATGACAATCGTAATAAGGGAAAGCTCGGTCTTGATGACTGTCTACAAAGAGAGCTTGGGTTCTCTATGGAGAAGGGCATTGGGCACAAGGTTGAGGAATACTCTTTTGATGAGGTCGCTAAGTACTCTTATCTAGATTCTAAATACACATTCTTATTATGGAAAGCCATTGAGCCTAAGCTTATTGAAGCTGAGGTAGATAAGGTAATGAACCTTGAGATGGATGTGTTGAAAGTTCTATGCGATATGAAACTTACTGGCGCGCCTATCAATGAGGCTCATCTTGCTGAACTACAGGTTAAGCTAGAAGCTGAGCTAGAAGAAGTCAAGGGTAGGATTTACCAAGAGGCTGGCCGTGTATTTAACATCAATTCTAATGCAGAAAAGCAGTACATCCTTTACGGTCCTGTCGAAGAAGGTTGCCGAGGACTAGCTCCTGTAATCCTGACTACTGCTGGCGCTCGAAGCACCGACCCTACCTATAAAGATTACTCTGTATCAGCCGACGCCCTAGAACCTTATCGTGAAACCGATGCCTTAGTGGGCGCGCTTTTAGAATACGCAGACCTTAACAAGTTGATTAGCACCTACGTAATCCCATACCTTGGGGGAAACGTCACTAAGACTACTAATGGAAAGTCCAAGACTGAAACCCGCGAGAGCATGCTTATAAACGGGCGCATCTACGGAGACTTTGTTCAGTGGGGCGCTGAGACTGGGCGTTTTTCTAGCCGTAACCCTAACCTTCAAAATATCCCCGCCCCTAATAAAAAGTTGGGTCCTGATAAAGACCACGGAACACTTATCCGCACCATGTTCTATGCGCCTGAGGGGTACAAGCTAGTAGTAGCCGATTACTCTCAGATTGAACCTCGTGTGCTGGCTTCTATGTCTAAAGACCCTATTCTTATGAGTACCTACAATACCCCTGGGGTAAAGGGTGATATCTATACCACTATCGGTGAGACTATGGGCGTAGACCGAAAAGCAGGTAAGGTACTGGTTCTTGCTATGATGTACGGCGTAGGTCCAGACAAGATTTCCGCGCAGATTGGCTGTACATTGCCTGAGGCCAAAGCCCTTCTGACCAGTTTCTCGGATAAGTTTCCTTCTGTTAATGAGTACCGCGCTAAGGTTATTGGTGTTGTTCGTAACAAAGGGTACATAGCCACGCTACTCAAGCGCCGTCGCTATCTTCCAGACATTAATTCTAGGCAAAATGGTTTTAGAGCCAGTGCTGAGCGTCAGGCATTCAACACCCGTATTCAAGGGTCAGCCGCAGATATTATTAAACTTGCTATGATTAGGGCGCACGATATGATTCCTAAAGAGTCTAAATTGTTGCTCACAGTTCACGATGAACTGGTAACGTTAACCCCCGACCATCTTGCTGAAGAGACTGCCAATGCTATCCGTGAGGCGATGGAAGGTATTAAACTACTAGATGTTCCACTAATCGCAGATTTAAATATCGTACAGACATGGGGTGACGCCAAGTGAATTGGTTTAAACGGTTATTCAATAAAGAAGCTGAGTTTGAGATTGTTACTCATCAGGTGCCTATGAGTACTGTGTGTCGTTGGTACCTATATGACACAGGATTAGTGGAAGATGTTAACGGCATGGCTGAGTTGCTGGGCTTAAATAGAATTAGCCTTGAGGGTGAAGAGATGGAACGCGAAGAGAGCGATGCTCGTATGCGCAACATAGAGCCTCTTTTCCCTTTCTTAGATTCCATTGCGGATTTTAGTTCACAGCTATTAACTACAATCCACATGAAAGAGATTGTTGATAGTAACCCTGATGTTGACGCAGATGACCTTTCTAAAAAGGCTGGGGACATGAGTTCTATTTACAAAGCCGCCGCTCTATCCTCTTTAATCGGTGGCATATCCGCTGCTGTAGACTTGGGCTTATTGCACCACGACGCGGTTAACACTGGCGTACATAATCTAGGAGATGGACATGAGCACTAGCGATTGGTTTGCTAAACGGTTAAATCAACCACAGCAACCCCAACAACAACCTAACATTAACTTGCCACAGTATGTGGCTCCTCCCCCTGCTACATATGTGCAACCACAACAGCCACAGTATCCGCCGTCACAACAGGCTACTCCACAAGCACCTCGGTGCCCTGGTTGCGGTAGCAATAACTACGGTGGTGCGCAGGGCTCACGTCCTCGCTGTTATGATTGCGGTTACCCTATTCAACAATCAGGTAGTGGATTAGGTAAGGGTATTGTTAATCAAGGAGGTACCGCTTCGGGACCTGCCGCACCTGCACGACAAGTATCTACTGGAGGGTTCAACGGAACCACACCAGTCATTGGACCCGATGGAGGATTTAGACAATGACAATTACAGGTGACCTCGCAAAAGTTTTCAGCGAGATTAATAAAAAGTTTGGTGGTGACACTGTTGTTTTAGGTTCTGATATCACTGAAACAGGTGGTCGTCTAACTACAGGTTCCATCGCAGTTGACGTGGCGCTTGGGGGCGGTTGGCCTACTAACCAATGGCATGAGATTATTGGTGAGGCCTCCAACGGCAAGACCGCACTAGCCCTTAAAACTATTGCGGCTAATCAACTTAAAGACCCAGAGTTCACTGCCGTATGGGTTGCCGCCGAAGAGTGGGTTCCAGGATACGCAGAGATGTGCGGCGTAGATGTATCCCGCGTGTACGTAGTTTCTACTAATATCATGGAGGAAGCCTATGAAGCCGTTATCCGTATTACGGAATCTAAAGCTATTGATTGCATTGTTCTGGATTCTTTGCCTGCTCTCGTTCCTAGCTCGGAAGACGAAAAGCAAATGGAAGAGTCAACAGTAGGGCGCGGTGCTCTACTTACTAATAAGTTCTTCCGCAAGGTTGGTAAGGCGTCTAAACGTTCACTGACTCACCACGAGCGCCCGTTTATCGGTCTGATTATTAACCAATGGCGCTCAAAGATTGGCGTTATGTACGGAGACCCACGCACTACCCCAGGAGGATTGGGCAAGGATTACGCCTTCTTCACCCGTATGGAGGTTCGTCGGGATGAATGGATTGAGACAGGCACAGGCCAAGACAAGCGTAAGATTGGCCAGACCATCAAGGTTCGCGTTATTAAGAATAAGTCAGCCGCCCCTTCCGCAGTTGCGCTAGTGGACTTCTACTTCGCTAACGGTGGAGAGATTGATGCTGGCCAGTTCGACTTTGCTAAGGAGATAGTGGCAATCGGTAAGCTCAATAAGGTTATTACCCGCGCTGGTGCGTACTACCGTTATGGGGAACGTCAGTGGATGGGTGAATCTGCTATGCTTAGCTCCTTACGGGAAGAGATTGAGCTCAAAGAAGAACTTGAACGTGAAGTGCTGGACTCTATTAAAGCAGGGTCAAAGCACGTATATGAAGAGTAAAGGTCTTAGAGAGTCTCAGAAGCACGAGGCACGACTAGCAGATGTTTTCGACGGCCAGCGCAATGCTGGTAGCGGAGCCTTCTGGAGTCGTAAAGGTGATGTCCGTTCACGCGAGTATCTAATAGAACACAAGTGGACAGGCAAAACCTCCTTTACCGTCAAAGCAGCGGTTCTGGAGAAGATTGTCAAGGAGGCTATTCTTGAGAGTCGTACACCCATTCTCGGCATCAGTCTCAATAATGAGAACTACTGCATACTTACAGAGGATGACCTCTTAGAACTGCTCCATACTATTCAGGAGCACTCGTGTACGACGAAGACCTTGGACCCGAACCTTGGCGATACAAAGCCAAGTGCAGAGGGGTAAACACTGACCTATTCTTTCCTCCTCGGGATAAAGAACAATACAAAGACATAGCCGATAAGGCTAAGGCCGTCTGCTTTGGTCGTGACGGTCTACCTGAATGTCCTGTTCGTAAAGAGTGCCTTTTGTACGCGGAAGAGAACGAAGACACCCACGGTATATGGGGTGGCATGTCACACCGTGAACGTAACGCGCTTAAAAGAAAAGCAAAAAAAGTAGGACTCACCCTTAAAGAATGGGTGGAAACCCAACCTTCGTGATAGGTTACTCCCATGAGTAATCAGACATCAGGAGCCTTAAAGAAATTTGTGGACGTGGCTAAAAAAGAAACAAGAGTCCTAGGTTCAGTAGAGCGCTACATTATTTCTAAGCCCAAAGACAAGAGTCGTAGAACGGACGTCCTGCACCCATCAGAGATGGTAGGTAACGACTGGTGCCATCGCGCTTCTTACTTTCAACTCCAAGGTAAAGAGCCAATCAATAACAGAACAATGACGCTCGGCCTTGATAATGTGTTTGAAGAGGGTCACGCTATCCACGCTAAGTGGCAAAAGCGATTCCAAAACATGAACAACTTGCACGGTATGTGGTACTGCCATGAGTGCGAGGAAACCTTTTGGGGTGGAACAGATTGCCACGACGGTCCTATTACATACAGAGAAGTGCCGTTATTCTATGAGCCACTGCGTATTGCAGGGCACTCAGATGGTTGGCTAAAGGGATTCGGTGAAGACCTCATGCTTGAGATTAAATCAATCGGTGAGGGAACCCTACGCTGGGAGTGCCCAGAGCTATATGCTGAGAACAACTATGACTTTAAAGCCACATGGAAAGCCATAACTACTCCTTTTATGAAGCACGTAATGCAGGTTCAAATTTATATGAAACTAGCGGAACTGCTGAGCGAAGCTGACCCTCGTTTTATTGGCTACCCTAAAGAAGCCGTTCTTATCTATGAGAATAAGGCTGACCAGTCTGTTAAAGAGTTCGTTGTTCCTAAGGGCGATTTCGGCATTAAGCACATCTTTGAAGCAGCCCAGTTAATTGTTGATAGTATTAAGGCACAGACACCACCTGAGTGCAATGTAACCATGGGTGGTTGCGCAAAATGTAAGGGGTACGAAAATGGTTAATCTTGTAGCAGAGGGTATAAGTGAGGCTGTTCTAAAGGTATTAGAAGGCCAAGGGCTACCTATCCGACGCCAGTTAGATTTAGAAATACCTGACTTCCCTAAAGACATCACAGCTGTGGACGACCAACAGCTCATGCGTTTAGCTACTGTGTACATGGAGAACTACAACTTCATGCTCACCCAAGTAGCCTGCGCTGAACTTGCTGTGGTTGAGTCTAAGAATAAGCATGATAAGGCTGAGGCTAAAGCAATGCTATCCAAGACTACAGGTAAGTCAACGGAGAAGGCAGGCATGCTCATGGCTTCCGTGAGTACTGACCCAGAGATTGAGCAGTTATCGGATGCTGTTCTATTCTCAAACGCCTATCACAAGCTCCTCAAAACAACATTAGATAACCTAGAGCGGTACTACCAGCTCACTTCCCGTGAGTTAACCCGCCGAACATCTGTTCTAAAATCTCGCGGATATTAATGAAGATATTTGATGGCGGACTAGAGGGTGCTATAGGCGCCGAGGTCTACATCGGCATTGACCAGTCCTATAGCGGGTTCGCCATAACCGCGCTCAATGACACGGGGTATAGAACTACCGTGTATAAATCTGATAAGCGCGGTATTGAAAGACTGCGGGATATCCAAGCCCATATGCTGGAGATTATAGTTAACTATACAATTCTAGACGTGGCTATGGAAGGCTACGCTTTCGGTTCTCAGATGGCTAACATGCTAGGGGAACTGGGCGGTATGGTTAAGCTAACCTTATTGGATTTTGGCATATACCCCCTCATAGTCCCGCCCACTAACCTAAAAAAATATGTGACGGGCAAAGGCAATGGCATATCCAAGAGTCAGATGATGCTGTTCGTTTATAAGAAATGGGGCGTTGACCTCGCTGATGACAATGCGGCTGACTCCTACGCTTTAGCGCACTTAGTAGCTAAACGTTATGAGTTAGCATACGAAAAAGAAGTTTATGATAAGCTTCAAGACCCTAAGTTTCGAGAGAAGTAAGGTGCATAATGCCAAGTTACGACTACAAGTGTGACACTTGCGAGACCGTAGTAGAGGTTCAACGTTCCTTTGATGAAGAGGGCTCACCGACATGTGTAGCCTGCAATACAACTATGAGTAGGGTTTGGAACGCCACACCCGCGCACTTTAAAGGAGGTGGCTGGGGTGGACAATAACGAATGGTTGTTACCTTGGTTTCTAGTTACTTTATTAACAATCGTATCTCTAGCAGTTTGGGTGATTAAATGAGTAAGACACAAGAAAAGAGAGCACGTCGTATGCAGGAATCCGCTGACTTTATTTTAGAACGTCGCAAGATGCAGTTGGGTATGTTCGAGCAAGCGCATAAAGTAGGTCTAAAACTATACGAAGACCATAAAGATGACCTACAGCCAGCTGATATCGAAGCCCTTGAGAAGCAAATCAAGGAGAACGAAGCCATCATTGAGAAACTAAAAAGTGAAATCTACCCGACAACTGAAGCCTGATTACACTGGCACCATGGACTACGCTGATACCGTGCTCCATGAGTGCCCCAAGTGTGAAAGCAACCTTTGGAACCTGAAGGTGTCCTTTGAAGACTACGAAATAGCCCAATACCTGTTGGAGATGGAGTGCGCTATCTGTGGAAGTTACGCTAAAGCGCCAACCCCACTTGATAAACCTGTTTAGACAGTTTTGAAGAGGGCTAACCCTCATACTTTATACCACGGGGGACCACACTAATCGTAAACCGAGGTATACAACATGTCAGAGCAAGACGAGAAAGACGTGCTGCGCGTTTCAGCCAGCAGTAACCCACAGGCGGTAGCTTCCGCCATTGCCCACGCTATCTATGAAACCCGCACCTGTAAGGTACGCGCCGTAGGTGCTGGGGCTGTAAACCAAGCCACCAAAGCCCTAGCCATTGCGCGCGGATATACTGCCCCACGAGGCATTGATATCGCATATGTCCCTGGGTTCACCACTATTAAGAGCCATGATGGGGATATTTCAGCCATGGTTCTAACAGTGATTACCATTTAAGCCTGTATTCAACAGGTAAATGGCGTACATTTATGAAACAACCTTCGGCCAAAGGATAAAACATGGAAAAACCTAATAAAGAAAAGCATCTTGGAACCAATGATGCCGCTAAGCCTGTCGCTTCAACAAGCGCAAAGGCTAAGATTGCCCCTGTTGAAAAGGGAACACTCGTAAAGCGCAAGGGTGCCCACGATGAGAACCCAACCATTGAGAACCATAAGGTACGCCCACATGTTAAGAACACTGGCGGCGCTCGTTACGGTATCAACGTAAAGTTCCAAAAGACTGAAGCTCCAGAAGCTGGTGCAACGTTAGCTAATGCAAGACTCTTGCCTTCAGCTATTAAGCGTTCTGCTCAGACTTTCGTGGCAGGAATGGCAGACCACGACTAGTCAATCTGCCACATAAAACCCCCAGTTAAACGCTGGGGGTTTTTTCTTTGTGTGGTAGTCTATGTCTTGTTGCATCGTGACGAGACAAGGACACATCATGCTCACCGTATTGAATAAATATTTAGAACCCTCAGCACTTGCAGACGAGTGCGTTGTTGGGCGCTGGATACTTTCATTAAACGAAGAAGAGCGCAACACTTTTGCAAAACTTAAAGAGCACAGTAACTCAGTAAAACTCGCAGCACTATACAAGGACTTACTTTCAGAAGGGCTTCTTCCCTTCAAACTAACCGCGTTCCGCTCACATTTACGGAGTTATTGCACATGTCAAAACTAAACATATTGGGTAAGGCTCTAATCAATGCGGAGTTGGATAATTCAGCAACTCAAATAAAAGAAACCAATACTCCACCAGAGTTTCGTGCGCGATTAGATGTTAGTACAGACGGTGGTTACTTTGTTTCCACCCCTCGTGCAGCTATTGATATTGAGGACGCGGTATCGTTATTTAAAGATTTTGATTTAGACCCAACAGTGTGGGAAGTAGTAAGCGTACGTAAGAGCCGCTGGCAAACATTCAACGGTGACTGGCTAGAAGCAGCACGTGTAAATATAAAGCCCGCTGGCGCATCCCGCGAAACTGATTTAGATTATGATGCTTTAGTATCAAGTATTGAGAGATGGAAGCCAGGAAAAGCAGAGAAGGGCACAGGTCCCCTGTTTGCCATTTACGCAATAGGCGACACTCAGTACGGTAAAGACGCTGGCGGAGGTACCGAGGCTACTGTGGCTCGTGTGCTCCACGCACTTGACGAAGCGGTTGCGCGCCATAAAGAATTGTTAAAGTTAGGTCGTAAGATTGGAACAGTCGTACTGCCTCAACTGGGAGACTGCATAGAGGGAAGCACCAGCCAGAACGGCAAGGTTATTGGTCGCAGTGACATGGGCGTTACCCACCAAGTACGTATCGGCCGTCGTGTGCTACTAGCGTGGATTAAGGCGTTTGCCCCCTTGTGCGAGGAGTTACTAATCCCTGTAGTCCCAGGAAACCATGATGAAGTGCATAGAATTATGATGACTGACCCTACTGACTCATGGCAGGTAGAGATTGCTTCTATCGTCCAAGATATCTGCGCGGAGAATCCCGCGCTATCACATGTTAAGTTTTTCTATCCTAATCCAGATAACGCCACTCTTGCTATAGATTTGGGCGGAACCACACTAGGTATGGCACATGGGCACCAAGCTAAAGACATGGGCAAGTGGATTGCTGGGCAAGCTACAGGACGCACACCAGTAGGCGCGGCAGATGTTCTAATCACAGGGCACTTCCACCACTTCCGTGCAGACCAAGTAGGCCCACGCTTGTGGATTCAAGTGCCAGCTATGGACGGTGGTTCAGCGTGGTTTAGGGATAAAACTGGGTTGGAATCACCTACAGGAGTGGTAGCCCTAGTGATGGGTAAAGACTACGACCCGCGCAGAGATTTAAGCGTTATCGGCGGAGAAAATCGCATAAACTAGTGTTATGCCGAGTCCTCATCAAAACATACAGAACCTAGGTGCCGCTGGTATGGCAGGCACCAACACTACCTATGGTGGTGGCGGTGTTCCTGTTGCTCGCTCCGAACTTGACTTCCTGCGTCTTGGTGTTGGACGCCAACCTTCCGCTGAATACCCAGACGGATACTTAGGTACGATTCGTTCTCGCAGAGACGACCGTGGCCGCTCATCTAGTACATCAGATGATGTACTCAATGCACTTAAAGTTAGAGTAGGTCAACGCTCGTATCAACGTGGTGTTCATCGCGGTGAGCGCGTAGACGTACAAGATTATTATTACCCTGAAGGACTAGAAGCCACTCGTGGTATTGCTCGTCAATTCAGAGGAGTTCGTGACGGTAATGTTATTCGCGTCGCGCGCAATGTTGAAAACGCTATGGCCGCACCTGCACCTCATCTACCTAATGATGGTAAGGCTAACATGCGTAGCACATCCCCAATGGCACTAGACAAGAGACGCGTAGACCAAATGGCTCGTATGCGCCCAGCTTGGAAATAAATGTCAGGACAGATGTCTGATGGCGTATACAACCGCCGACCTTGGGTAGCTCCTACAGCTGATTTAGATATATCTAGACTTCCACCTCAAGATTACCTTGGGCCGTTCCAATCTAATGCAGAACGCCTCATGGGCCAGTCATTAGCCACTTGGTCTATGACTAGCGAAGAGATTCAACAGTACGTACGACCACCGCTTCCTCAAGTAAAGCTGTTCCCACCACGTTTTGGGTACACTGAGAACGAGATTGGCATTGAAGACTTAATTGATTTACCTCGTCGTACCGCTACAACTCAACGTGTTGAGTCTGACTTTAGCCAGACCCCTAACACTCAAGAGTCATCCAGCACTAATTCCTTAGGAGGAACCATCTAATGGCAGAAGATAGAGCAAATGACCCAGCGCGCCGCATGGACCCTAGGCCTACCCCTTCATCTGGAAGTTTTCACAAAGGTCGTTCAGGATATTATGAAGACCATCATTCAAGTAACAGATACATTGGCGGCTGTAAGAGCTGTGTAAAAGAAGAAAAAGCAGGAAAACACCCACTAGCATGAGTAATGACCCAGGACTTTATACAGATAGTACTGGCTCTGGCATGGCTGGGGCAGAAGACGTGCGTCTTGAGACTCAACGTGACATGTCAAGAACTATGTATAATGGTGATAATGCCTGTAAAACCTGCGGGATGCTAATAGACCCCGTACAATCGTTAATGAATCAAGATACCTGCCCGTCGTGCAAGCGTCGTAAGCAGTTTAACCTAGTGAAAGGACGGATGGCATGACCGTTCGCAAAGCACGTTCAGAAAACGCATCCCTTCTAGAGGGTGCCACAGACGGCAAATACCGTAAGCGTCGTCCTAACATGGAAGTTGACCCAGGAATGGGTGACCAGATTGTTGTCAAGGAGCGCGCTAGTCTGCATCCTTACATGAACTACGGGTTCATCAACTCTGAAGATTCCAACAAAGTAAACCCAGCAGGTAACTAATGTCAGCGCCAGATAAAGCAAAAGACCCACGTAGAACACCGAGTATTCCTTCTGGGGTTACAGGAAAATACACATTTATGGAACTTCCTGAAGACCAACACACTACTGCATACATTCCGCGCAGAACAGATGCGTATGCTTCAGGACCTAGAACTGGCGTAGAAGCCGCACTTTCTGGTAAGGGCAAGGCTGGAAACATGGGCAAACTTTTGGGAGAAGTAAAGGGAGCGTTTAAGCCTAATGAATAAAAGCGAAGAGCCTTCTAAAGTAAACCCAGCAGGTAACTAATGGCTGCTTCAAATTTAATTAAATTCGATAAGAGTAACCCAGAGCACGTTAAGGCTATCCAAGGCGAAGACAAAGATGGGTTCACTTCTGGTGGTAAAGACGTCAAGATTCACGCAGGCGGTTACTTCTCCAAGACTAGCCCCTCAAAAAATCCAACGAGTGATGGCGGCAAGAAGGCAGTAGCCAAGAAGGTTGCTACACCTCGTAAGTTGAAGGCCGCACCTACGGCTGAAAAGCCTGCCACAGCCAAGAAGGCTCCTGCTAAGAAGGCTGCTCCTAAAAAGAAGTAACCTTTTTGTGCTAAGATTAGCCCCATGTCTGACACATTAGAAAACGAGTATATCCTCCTACTTGTATGCAAAACATGCAAGACCATTGAGGAAATTCCGTACCAAAAATCGGGTAAATATCTAGGCGACGGAAAGTACGACCAAACAGACAACCCATTTTTAGCTAAGGCTATCGGACCTTGCGAGAGCAAAGGTCATATGGGCATGCTTACAGACGTTAACTTCGTTTATTGGATGACCCCAAAGGTTAAAGAATCCATCATTGCCCAGATTAAAGAGACATTCACTGGTGGAGCAAATATGGCCTCTGGTCTTGACGTATTTGGAACTAATTTTTACGACCTAAAAGATACCTATTCCGCAGATGCTATGTCTTGTTGGAAACTGCACAACAGTCCTAAAGGCCAATGCTCTGACTACAAGGCTGAACGTAAACTTCTGGATGCAGGAACAGGTGCTGAACGACGCGCCGAGGGCCTAGGCAAATCTAATATTAAGGTCTATTTGTGCGATTTTTGCCCTGTAAAGATGTATAACCAGCAGAAAGCCTATAAAGAGCGCGGGTTGTACGAGTAAACTTTGGGTCACCTTTCCCTGTAACGCTTGGCTATACTGTACATACAGACCAAGAGGGAGATTCCATGTTCGTAGAAATGACATGTCAATGTGGAGCCTCATTCCAGATGGACGCAGGGGATAACACATCTATAGTTGAACTTTGGGCGCACTCATTTGTTAATGCACATCACGAATGCGGTTATATGTCCACGCCATTACGCGCGGATACTGAAGAAAAGATGAAGCGTTACGACGTTATCTACAAGGAACCGCGCGAAAAAGAACTATAATTAGTAAATGGATTTCTATACATCACTAGTTGCTAACGCGACCCCAATAGGTATAGAGCCTGCTGAGACTTCGTACTTCAGTGCTCCTGGAGCTGGGCTCGACCCTCGTTTATTTAGAGACAATAAGCTACTTCCTGTTATGCGCTCGGCTATTCTACGTATTCTATTTGAACACCTTAATCAGTATTACAGTAGCCCTGAAGCGTACTGCACCGTCTGGTTAGCTGGTTCTGGCGTGAGCTACCAATGGGCAGCTGCACGGCAGCCTGCGGATTTAGATTGCCTTATCGGCGTAAACTACTTAAAATTTAGACAGGCTAATCAACAATATAAAGCCTTGAGTGACCAGCAGATTGCTGATATGTTTAATGAAGATTTCAGAAAGCACTTGCACCCATTAACAAATAACTTTTTCAATACTTACGAGTTAACCTTCTTCGTAAACGTTAAGACCGACATCCGCGCAATTAAACCTTACGCCGCTTATTCAGTAACTAATGATGATTGGACAGTCGCTCCAGAAACAAAGGCTCCCCCACACAGCGCCGCCATGGAGCAAAAGGTTGCCAAAGATTTGTCTATGACAACAGAGATTCTATCCAGATACGCAGATGCGTTAAATAAACTCGGTAATGCAACTACTGATAATGCCCGTAGAAACGCGGAATCTGCATTAAAGTTAGCGATTGACCAAGGCTCCGCACTGTTTGATGATATTCATTATGGCCGCCGAAACGCTTTCAATCCTTCTGGTGGTGGTTACACTGATATTGCTAACTACCGTTGGCAAGCAGGAAAGCGCGCTGGAAGCATACAAGCGCTTCGTAAATTAAAAGACATATCGGTAAAAGGTCGCAAGGATTTTGAGTCTCAAACTTATGGCATGGAACTCCCTGATACTAATACCTTAATCCGCAGGGCTGTCGGAGGACGTTAATGTGCGCGGTTCAGGAATATAATATTACTGAATTAGCGGATGTGGTTAACACAACAATAGATGACGCCGCTGACTTCATATACACATCCATTGTCGTCTGATTAATGGTAGGGTTCCACCGTGGCTACACTAGTATTTATAGATGAGGTTTTGCGCAGTCAAACTGGCGCCCCTATACCTCAAGGCATTGCCCTTTTCCGAACCTTAAAAGAAAAAGGACGTGTTCTTATCCTGTCTAAGGATAAGGCTAGGGATGATGTTTGGCTGAAAGCCCACAAGATTAATTTGATAGATGACCTAATTGGATTAGAG